GAATGCGTTTGAATACCAAATGTCTTTCATCACCCGATTCTACATTGTCAATCAGTTTGCGTTTATCGCAACCCCAATAAATGAAGTCATATTGCCTAGAATCATCACCAAATAGTTTAACAGGTAGATTCTCTTTGATGAAATGATACTTCAACCCATGTAGACCACCAGGTAAATCTGTCTCATCAAAGATTGAAAACTTGCCAATAGGGAAGTCTTTGAATGTTCTTGTGCGATACAGTTCTTCGGTATCAGCACGGTCACTTCTCATAATGATTACATGTTTCTTTGCAAGTTGTTCGCCAATCTGTGCAACGAATTCATCCGACCTTTCTTTGTGTCGTGGATCGATGTAACCTTTAATGTGTTGGAAGAATTCATTCTCACTAGGAATAATCACAACATCAGAATCTAAAATATCATCTAACTTCTTACGATTAACGGCATTCCATCCAAAATTACAAACACCATATGTGTGTTGTGGGTTCTTACGAATGTATTCACTATACAATTCATAAAATGAATCCATGATATCGTGAAGTGGTTGACCTTTATAGTTTGTGCCACTTCTCAGTCGAGTAATAGTTAATTTCATTTTTTCTTGTGTCGAACAACTTTTTTAATAATCTTTTCCTGTTTGCGTCTTGCCATTTGCAATGCAACGGGTCCCACATGTTCTGTCATACGAATACCATTCATATGGTCTAACTCATGTAAAAAACATCTTGCACTAACGCCATCAAGTCTCATTTGCCTTACTGCACCGTTCTCATCTGTAAATTCTACATCAATTGATGCTGGTCTGTCAAGCTTTAAATATAAACCTGGATAAGAAAGGCAACCTTCACTCTCTTTAACTCTTTGTTCTGAAACGGAAATTACTTTAGGATTAACGCAGGCAATTTGAAAGTCATCTGTGCCCATTACGAATACCCGTTCAAAAACTCCACATTGATTGGCAGACAACCCGATACCGCCATACAATTTCATGGTCATCTTCAATCGTTTGATTAAAAGTTCCATGTTAAAATTTGGCATAACATTTGTATATTCTGGAATAGGTACTCGCAACATCGAATGATTTTCATCAAACAATGGCAAAGGTTCTATTCTCTGTTCTTGTATATTACCCGCACCAGTATCAATGACTAGTGTATCTAATGTATCAATTGTTTCACTCATTTTATAATCCTAGAAAAGTTCTTCTCTTTAACAAATCGTATCACATTGGCAAATTTATCTTGTAGAATATCACCTTTATGTGAGATAACAAACAAATTCACACCTTCTAACATATGTAGGATTTTCATCAGTTCTTCTGTGCCATTGGCATCTAATGAAGAATCAAATGTTTCATCCAAAATTAACAAATTGGTATTCGATGAATTCTTTAACTTAGCAACTGCACGCCAAGTCAACATCAATGCCATATCAATTCGTTGTTTCTCGCCTTCTGAAAAGTTATTATATGTAAACTCATCACGATGGCGAGACTTGATGGTTTCTTTAAATGATTCATCAAGGTTAAAGTTCACAAAGAAATCTAATGATGCAAGGTACTTGTTTACCAATTTATTGATAACAGGTAAATACTGTTTAATAATCTTAGTTTTAATACCTGTATCTTTTAAAAGACCACTTGCAACTTCATAATAAGTTTTCTCATGGATTAAATTCTTTAATTCAGTTTTTAAACTTGTCAAAGTTTCATCAATAGTATTTAATTCTTTTTCTTCTTTTTCAGTTACCGTTTTCGTATCTTTCAATTGAGTAACTATCTTACGAAGTCGGTCAATATACTTATTAGTCTCTGTTATAGAAGTATTGTTTTGTGCAATCTCAACTTGTTTACGATTAATGTTCTTTTGTGTTTCATTAATCTCATTCAGTTTAGTTTGTTCTTCTGTTAGTTTAGATTCTAATTGTGTGAGTCCATGTTCACATTCTTGAACTTTAGTATTGAGGGAAATGAGTTCTTCCTCTTTAAACTCCATGGCAATGGCTTGCCTACATGTTGGACAATCATCATGGTTTTGGAAGAAACCGATATCCTTACGAAATTTGGATAGGTTGCTTTCAATCTGCGATTCAAGTTTTGTAATCTTCTTGACCTTATTCTCTGTTTCAATCTTACTTTCAACAACCAGTTGCAAGTTGTCGACCTCTGTGGAGAGGGTGCTAACATTTGCCAATAGGTCGGATACGGTACGCAAATTACTTTCAATCTCACCTTCATGTTCTTTCACCTTATCTTCATTGTTCTGTTTCAACTCATCGATATGTTTCTTTTGCATATCATATTTTTGTTGATTCAAATCAATATTGTGTTTAGTGTTGACCATCAAATCTTTATTATTGCTCAGTCGGTCTTTAACCAAACCATTCATAGTAGAGAAGATTTGAATATCAAGTAAGTCCTCAATAATCTCCCTACGGTCTGCCGATTTAAGTTGCATGAAAGGAGTAAAGGATGCAGAACCAAGAATGACAATCTGTGTGAAAGACTTGTAGTTTAGTTTAAGAATAAACTTCTCAAGGTATTCTTGATAGTCACGGGATGCCGCCTCTTGATTGACGAGTTCGCCATTACAATAGATTTCAAAAATGTTTGGCTTAATACCACGAACAATTTTGTATGTTTTATTGTTTACATTAAACTCAACCTCTACAACACAATCTTTATTGTTGATGGAGTTTAACAGTTGCGGTTTGTTAATATCACGGAATGGTTTGCCAAAAAGACCAAAACACAATGCATCTAACATTGTGCTCTTGCCTGATCCGTTTTCTCCAACAACCAAAGTGTTTGATGTATTGGATAAATTAATCTCAGTAAAATAATTACCAGTGGAAAGAAGATTCTTCCACCTTACATATCGAAATAGAATCATTCAGCGATTTCTGTGTTTAATGCCTCAACATAAAGTTCACGCATAATATTTTTTAGTTTATCAGGTTCAACATCAAGTGAAAGGTTATCAATATACTTAGAAAGTATAGTCATTGTATCTTCTGCTTGGTCGATTATCTCTTGGTCGTCATCTATTAATGAATCACTAAAATCTTCAACAATAGAAATGTCGGACACACCTACTTTGTATAAGTTATCTATCACATGGTCGAATAAAAAAGGATTCTGTTTATTCAACACAACAACTTTTACATAACACTCTTTCAATTTATCAAAATCATACTTCTTCCAATCTTCAAAGGTAGAAGTGCCGTCATCATAAGATACTTTATGAAACATGGCAAAAGGATTCTGAATGAACTCCATATCTCTTGTGTTCGTATCAAAGATATGGAATCCTTTAGGGTCATTCCAATCTGCCCATGTCATCTCATAAGGCGTACCAACATAGGTAATATTACCATCAGTTGATTTGTGATGGAAGTGACCAGTTAAAACAATATCATACTTTGATAATGACTGTTTGTCAATACCAGTATCACAAACATTGCCTCTGTCCATTTCAAATCCTGCAATCTCAAAGTGTCCAAAACAGATTTGAGATTTAGATTCTTTCATCTTTTCAAATATAATAGGTTCGTTATCATCACATAACCAAGGCACAATATCAATATTAACACCATCAAACTCTACTGTTTGAAAATCATCATATATTTCAATGTTGTGATATTCATTTAATAGTAATGATGAAGAATTTACTTCAAGTGTATTCTTATAAGCAACATCGTGATTACCTAATAAGGTATGTAATTTAATGCCTTCTCTTTCGCATCTATCAAAGAAATATTTACGGCACAAATAGAGTGAATTAAAATTGATAAACTTTCGTCTATCGAATAAGTCACCCATTTGAAAAATTACTTTTATATTGTTTTCACGCAGGTATGGAAATAATACCTCATCATAAAATTTATGAAAGTATTTGTGAAAGTCAATCGAATCACCTCGAGCGCCGAAGTGTGTGTCACCTAAAATGCATAATTTCATTGTATTTGTTTTTTCAGTTTTTCAATTTCATCTTTAAGTTGAAGTTTTTCTTTTTTTAATACACGAACAATAAAATCTGCCATAGATGGTGTTATTCGTTTATCAAGGTCGTCATGTTTTTCTTGTAGATGTTTGATGTGATGTTCCACCTTTAATCTATCCATTGTAACTCCTTTTAAATAAATTGTCAATACTATTCAGGCAAATCTTCCATGAATTTTTCTACACCTTTGACTTTGCCTTCTTTCTTCTTCCGTTTACTTTCTTCAAAGTTATGGATGAATTCCGAAATGTTGTCATATAATTGGAACTGTTTCATATTGCCGTCCGAATCTTCAAACATTTCACCTTCACCTAGTAAACCAAATTGTTCTGTTGCCTTATACTTAACATATAATTGTTTCTTCTCTTTCATAATACGGCGAAGAAACGCAAAGTAAATGATTTGCGTAAAGTAGGCAAAAGGGTTGGTACTTTTTACCGGATCAAAGTTTCTGAAATACATCAGGCAGTTTTCAATACCATCTGATACCATTTCATCTCGGAATGAATATGATATGAAGTTAGGTTTTCGTGATAGGTGGTCTGCAATCTTAAAGAAACACTCTCCAATATAGTTTGGAATCTGTGGGTCTTCCTTGCCTTCTGATTTGGCAATGTCGCATTTTTCACGATATGTAATAAGTGCCGCCAAGAAGTCAGCGTTATTTACATAGTGTTTAGTTTTTTTCGGTTTAGTTGTTGTATCAATTGTATCCATAATTACCTGTCTTTCTGTTGACAAAACGCTTGACAACATGTATCATAGCGGTGTTCCGTTTGAAAATGATTAATGTATGTTACTCCGTTTTCTCTGTTGCATGATATCATATAAATCATCCTCATCAATTTCTTCTTCATCATATTCTTCTTCCTCTCCCTCGTCATATTGTTCCTCAAGACTAGTGAACTTTCTTTGTTCTTCCATTCTATGTTGTGCTTCAACAACAACATTACCATAATACTCGACTAAATCATCCTTAGGTTCAATTACAGTAAGTATATCTGAGGTAAAAAGAATTGCATTATTTTCTTTAATCAATTCGATTGGTAACCAAGGCATCATCATCATAACAGTTTGACCCGTAGGTATTCTTTTAAATATGATGTGCATTGGATTATCTAACAT